CTTATATCTTCATAAGATTTAACAATAGGAACAGTTGTAGATCTACAGTTAAAATGTTGAGGAGGTCTTACACCTCTTTTATCATCTAATCTGAAAACTTTACCATCTAATCTTCCACAAATTAAAGAAGTCCTGGAGTCTAAAGTTGCTACATATTGATAACCATCAAGTACATCTTCATTCAACTTATATGTTGCATTTGATATATCGCTTGATGTTTCAGTTATAGCAGTTCTAGATAAAGTTTTTAATTGGGCTGAGGGTAAATCAATTGAATCACCTACATTTCTAGCTATCTTATTAACAGCTAAATTTTCTGTCATGCCCCTTTTAACAACATCTTTAATACGTCTTTGTTGTGATAAACTAATAGATGCTATTTGTTGAGAATAAGTTCCTGCTGAATTAATAATTAAATCATTAACTTTCAACCCAGTATACACTTTACTTCTATAAACTTTACCTAAGCTTTCTTTTAAAGTATTGTTATGAAATTTAGAACTAGTATTAGCTAAAGCTTTTAATTCTATAATTCCATTTCTGTATATTTTACGATAAGTTTTTCTAGTCTCTATAGTTAAAGCACGGTTTAAAGCATTTACGCTTTTATTACCATTCTTTAAAGTTGAAGATACTAATCGTTTTTTATGGGATGACATGACTTTTGTTAAATCATTATCTAGTTTCTTTTCGTAAAGACTCAAAAGAGCACGGTTTTTCAGCTCTCTAGATAATATATCATCGTTTATACTCATTTATTTCCTTTTTAATCTATTGACTTAATTTTAGAAAGTTCATCATCAACTACCTTAGCATGATGAGCAATTAAAATACTAGCGTTATTAACATCAATTTCTAATCTTGCTTTGTTATTTCTTTGTGTTGATAAGGCAATTAAACTATTTCTCATATTTTCGTTTAAATCCTTTTCATAATAGTTTTTATCATTAATAGTTATTGATTTATTTTCTTCTTTTTTATTATTTATTATCATATATTTATTTTCTTTTCTTTTTAGGTTTTTCTTCTTTCTTCTTTTTAGAAGATTTTTTCTTTTTATAAGCCATATTAGGTATCCTTACCAGGTTGTTCTAAACATGAAAATTTAGTTAATATTTGATATTCATTAATTTGTTCAGTTGTATATTCATTCAATATTAATTTAGCTTCAAAATAACCCTTTTGTAAACAATCATTCCAATCATTATATTGACCAGGCTTTATTATTCCTGGACTACATTGTTGTGCAATAGCAGAACAAATATACATAGTTAATATAAATTTCATATACTAACCCCACAAATTACCAGTAATAGAACCCTTACTATATTCAGTAGCCCTATTCTCAAAGAAATTTGTATGCTCAACACCATTAATTACCCAATCAAGCCAGCTTAACGGATTGTCTTTAATTTTATAATTTGGTTTTAAAGACAATTGTAATAATCTTTTATCAGCAATATATCTTATGTATTGTTTAACTTCTTCAGGTTTTAATCCACGGATACCACCCATCTCAAAAGCTAAGTCAATAAACTTATCTTCAAGTTCAACCATATCTCTACATGTTTGGTATAGTTCAGCTTTAAAATCTTCTGTCCATACTTCAGGATTTTCTTTTATTAATGTATGAAATAATTTAATCATTGATTCAACATGATGTGTCTCATCTCTAATAGACCAAGTAACAATTTGGCACATGCCTTTCATTTTTCCAAATCTTTGAAAGTTTAAAAGCATTACAAATGATGCAAATAATTGTAAACCTTCTCCAAATGCAGAAAAACAAGCAATATCTCTTATTAAACCTTGAGTACCTTTACCTTTAGATTTAAAAAGATATTCATGTTTATTAGCCATTTCTTTATATTCTTGAAATGCTTTAAAATTAGTTAATTGTGTTTCACCAATAGTATCATTTAATAATGAGTAACTATGAACATGATTAGCTTCAGATGAAACAAAAGATGAAAGCATCATTCTCACTTCAGGAGATTTAAATTTTGGAATATATCTATCCAAATATGCTTGTGCAATATCTACATCACCTTGAGTGAAAAATTTTAATATTTGAGATACTAAATTCTTTTCTTCCTCAGTTAATCTTTCGTTCCAATCCCTTACATCTTCATGCAATGGTACTTCGCTAGGAAGCCAATGCATCTTCTGCATTGTTTCATATGCTTCAAACGCCCATTCATAATCGAAGGGCTTATAATGATTTCTAGTGTCAAATAAACTCATTTATTTCCTTATAGTTAATTTTTTTGTTTTCATCTTAATAACTCAATTCCTTCTATAACAATTAATATTAGTAACTCTACTGCCAAGATAGTGTGATAAACTGTCCATAATATTGATAGTTTTTTTGTAGATTTCTTTTTCATATACAATCGCATATTGTGTTAATTAGGGCTAGTATGAATGCATAACCTATATATCCAAATAACAAACCACCTAAGATGATTACGTCCCAACCCCATTCTTTAATTAGTTTTTTCATTATCCCTCACAAGCCAAGCAATCAGCTTCAGGTATAATTGTTCTTTCAACTTTTTTACTTACTAGTTCAGCACGTTTAATTGCTTCACTTCTGCAGTAATATAAAGTCTTTAATTTTTTCTTCCAGGCTAACATATGTGTATCATGTAACTCTTTAATATTAACATCGGCAGGAACAAATACATTTAATGATTGACCTTGACAAATAAATTCTTGTCTATCAGCTGCATGTTCAATAACCCAACTTTGGTTAATTTCAATTGCAGTTTTAAATACATCTTTTTCCCAAGATGATAATTCTTTAATATGTAAAACTGAACCACGATTACCAAGGATTGAAGTCCATGTTTTTTCGTTATTAATACCTTTTGTCTCTAATAGTTTTTCTAAAAATTTATTCTTAACTAAAAAAGAACCAGACATAGTTTTTTGAACATAAGCATTAGCCCTAAAAGGCTCAACACTTGGGGAAGTAGTTCCACAAATAATTGAACTTGAGGCATTAGGAGCAATAGCAAGTAAATGAGCATTTCTCATCCCAGTACCTTCCATGTCAGGTGCTTCACCTCTTTTAATAGCTAATCTTCGAGACTCTTTAACAGCTTCATCTTTTATGTGTTTAAACATTATTTTATTTTTAGCTTTTGCCATAACAGATTCAAATACAATATTATTTTTTTGTAAATAAGCATGGAAACCCATAGCACCAAGACCAATAGATCTTTCTTGAGTTGCACTAAACTTTGCTCTAAATACACTATCAGGTGCATTTTCTATAAAACTTTGTAATACATTATCTAAAAATCTAACTAAGTCAGATATAAATAATTTATCATTTTTCCACTCGTCATATTTTTCTAAATTAACAGAAGATAAACAACATACAGCTGTTCTGTCTTCATTAGTAGGTAAAGTAATTTCAGTACATAAATTTGAATGTCTAACTGATAATCCTAATTTCTTTTGTGTTTCAGGTAATGCATCATTGATATGATCAATAAAACATATATATGGCTCACCAGTGGCTACTCTGTTTTCAAGTATTTTTAACCACAAATCTCTAGCTGAAACTTTCCTAACAATTTCTTTTGTATGAGGATCTATTAAATTCCAAGTATCATCATAAGTTGGCTCTTGAATACATTTTTCAATAAGTTCCATAAAGTCATTAGTAATATTTATACCATGATGTAGATTTAAACATTTTCTATGTATATCTCCACCTGATGGTTTTCTTATATCTAAAAATTCTAATATTTCTGGATGTGATATATTCATATATGCAGCATAACTACCTCTTCTAGTTTTGCCCTGGCTAAATGCCATAATTTCTGAATCTACTACTTTTAAAAATGGTACAGTTCCTGATGATTGAGATCCACCTGATGTTTTAACTCCATCAGATCTTATATCACCCCAATAACCACCAATACCGCCACCAATAGATGTTAACCAAGCGTTTTCAGTATAATGATCAGTTAATCCTTCTCTACTGTCTCCAACATAATTTAAAAAACAAGAAATAGGCATACCTCTTTCTGTGCCTCCATTACTTAATATCGGCGTAGAATACATAAACCATAATTTAGATGCATAATCATAAATTCTTTGTGCCATTTCGTCATTATCAGAATAGGCTTTTGCCGCTCTTAAGAATGCTTCTTGTGGACTATTTTCTTCTGGTAATAAATACCTGTCCTTTAGTGTAGTTTTACCGAAATCTGTCAGTAAATTATCTCTATCTTCTATTATCATTATTTATATAACCTCTACGTTTTTTAAATTAATATTACGGCCTTGGCCGTTAGTATTGTTACGGATATTAAATACATTATTAAACTTATGTATAATACGTATTTCATTTTAAATATTTATCTCTTATTTTAATTGCCAATAAAAATTTACCTTTAGTTCTACATTTTAATATTAATGATTTAACTTTTAATAAAAATTTTGTTGTCATAATTTTGTTACTTTTTAATTATGTGACGGTCCACCAAATAAAGCTAGTAAGGTCATCATAATTATTAATATTGCTGTAAATTTGTAATTCATATTAATATTCCTCTTAATAAGTTTACTATATTTATTTAATATTTTCTTTTTCTTCTTTTTTTATTACATTTTGGACATTTTTTAATTTCATTTAGTTTCTTAGTCCACAATACTCTAAAAAATGGTTGGACAACCCCAACGGTTATCGCTCCAATTAATATAGCAAACATGGATGATGTTGTAATTCCTGCAGTTAAACCAAATAAACTTGCAGTAACTATTGTTTCGTTATTAATCATTATTCCATAAATCCTTTACGTAGTCCCCTTGCTTTTAAACAAAGGGACATTTTAATATTATATTAGTATTACATTACTCTTCTTCGGTATCACTACCGCTTTGAATAACATCTAGTTCTTGTTGATATTGTTCTCTTGGAGAAATTATTCTTTCATCTTGAGATATTTCGTCATTACCTTTACCGTCATCATAATCTGTAGGAATTGCATCATTATTTTTAGCAACTTCTAAGAATGTGGATCTAGGAATTAGTCCACCTTGATACCATTCAGTAATTAATCTCATCCAATCAGCACCTCTCGGGCTAGCATTGAAATCAGATGATAAATTAAATCTTATATCTTGTTCAGTGATATTTATATCATATCTCCAATTTATAAGATGTTTCATAATCTTTTTCATGCTTTCAGAAATCTTAGCATTTAAACTTGCCAAGGCTGCATTTTGTGATGCATTTCTTAGGCTTAAGGCAACACCAGATTGATCAGAATTGTTAGGCTCTAGGCTTAACATCTTAACACCAATCCTTGTTAATTCATCATATCCACCTTTAATAGCAGCTTCCATATCAGAAAGTGCATTTGTAGGTGTTTGTAATGTTTCAACAGTATCATCTTTATTAACAAATAACCAAGTACCTAAACCTTGTTTAACAAGATCAGTTTTTTCGGAATCTGTTAATGAATCAGATTTAACAACAGGAGTATAAGTTGCACTTAAATATAATAAATGGTTTCGTCTTGAAATCTTATTATATAAAGCAATTTCTCTGTTAACAATGGCAGTCATTAAAGGATCAACTGTATCAATTGAACCGTTTAAAGGGAAGAAAGGTATATAATCCATTCTTACACCATTTTGAAATAAATTTTCATTGGTACTTCTTAAAGTCCAATCATCTGTTAATTGATCAAATGAATAATCAACTCCACCATCAATAAATGTAGGAGTATCAGATGTGTTTTTAATAAATGTATCAATTAGATATAAACCCTTCTCATCTAATTTGTGAACCTGTACGGTATCAACATATTTTGGATGGTAAGGACTGTTTGGATCGTATTCAAGTGTAAAGTATCTAGTAATTAAACTATCTAGTTTTACTTGACCCTTCATATCAGTAGCTATAGACCAATTAATAATATTCTCAGCGTTATGTAATATTGGGTATGGCTTTACTTGTTTTCTCTCAGTTGGAGATAAGCTTTCTAAATCTACATTTGGGAAATCAATTTGTATAAACGCTCTTGACGTTTGTAACTCTTCCCATAAAGCAGTTGATAAAAATGATATAAGATTACTCTTATCAGAGCCTATATCATCTAGTATCCATTGCTTAGCTTCCTCTGGAGCCCCATTAATCTCTAGCATTGGTTGTTTTCTTAATAAACCACCTATTATCATCTTACAAAACTCGCTAGATACACCTGGTACCTCGGCTTCGGCTTTGTAAAAGTCATATTGCTCTTGTGTCATTGTTGGGTTGAAAGGAAGTAGTAAATTATCGCTTGAAGGCACAGAATCATAGTCTTTCGTATAAGAAGGACCTTGTATTAATGCTCTGTTTCGTTTCCATTCGTTTATTTGACTCAGGTATTCATCATTTGGATAACCTGGGCCTTTGGCAGTTTCTATTGATTTAACAACTGAACTGTTTTTATATCTAATTGTCATGTTTTTTGTTTCCTAAAACGTTAGTAGAAGTAACACGGTTACATTCGGATTGAATAAAGTTTTGATTGGCGTAGTTCCAGATCAAGTTAATTTTTGTTTACGTCAATATGTGTTTGCCCACTCAGCAAAATTTGAAAAAGGGGTTATACCCCCATAGCCTACAGCCTTATAACCCAGGGTATACCATGATCACCCCTAAAGCCAATAGCCTTAGCTGGCAAGACTTCGGATTACTCTTATGAAGCCCTTAACGAAGTTCCACTTGGTAGGATTTTGGTTTGAGGCCTTGGGCTTTGGGCGTTAAAGGCGAAAAACCTTTG